AAGCATTTCTTAGGGAGGTCAGTTATACTAGATGTCTCCTTATACAAAGCATCGAGACCTTGGTTAGCTAAACCATCTTCAACTCTTACATCAATATCCTCACCAAATGCATAATCGACTCCACTTGCCCAAGCGACGGAACCTGCTGAAACGCTTGTTTGCTCCCAATAAATCGCTGAGTTTGCTCCTGTCCCCGGTTCGCTATCAGAAGTTGAAGTGTGTGGTTGCTTGAGTATGTAGTACAAACCTCCATTAGAAACCGTCAAACTCTTTACCACCTTAATTAAACTACCCTCTCTCTGCACCCTCAAAGGTGGGTTAGTCTTGGTCGTTATCGTGTTGAATGTAGGATATGTTACAGGAGTACTATTACCATCGGCATTTATCCAAGCAGTGTTTCCCCAAAATTTCAAATAATAGGAAACCTTTTGTTGTAATTCCAAAGTAAAAGTACCCGAAGGGTCATATCCGCTACCTCTGTTATCAAATACAAACGCCTGTATAACCCCATCGACTACTTCACAGTAACCTTTAGCTGAACGATTGTCTACGCCACCTGTTGTTTGTAAAACAGAAAACTCTAACCGCTTCTCGGTGTCTTCAGGTATACCTTGTCTATATGTCTGTGTTTCACTGTAAAAAAGCCTATTTACGTTTTTAGTTTTATTAATATAAAGATTCTTTAACCAACCACTACCTCCGTTTGTTATAGTAATGTCGTCAATAGCTACTCTGCTAGTTGCGTGTTGAGCTGAAATACACGATGCTAAATCTGATGCTATATAGTTTGTGTCTGCATACTTGCCATCACTGTGACCCGCCCTTCCACTTATATAAGTTGCAGGAACATCATTAGTGTGGGTGTAGTCGTGCTCACTGTTAGCTATATTAGCTCCATCAACTTTTGTACCACCGGGCATAACGAGCTGGTCATCAATAAAAATACTATAGGCTTTATCGTAATCGCCTAGTTTAACAACAATTAAAGCTTCAGGTGGCGGGACATCACTTAAAGAATTGTTACGACTTTTTTCTACCTCTACTTTCTTATTAACAAGAAACGTATAGTCAGCTACTGTCAGTGCTCGTAAGTCTTTTAATGGATTAGTCACTGCACCTAACGACGTGCCACCTAGACTGAGATAAGCAGAAGCTATAGATGTAACAGCAACAGGAATAGAAGTACCTAACGATAAGTTGTAAGCACTGACACCACCCAACGATACAGCTATTACGTATTTGTTCTGTTCGTCACGTTTAACAAAGTGAGTGAATAAGTTAGGCTTATCTGTTACGGGGTCTTTACCTGCTGCTGTATCTGTGTCTACATTTGTTACGTAGTTAGTAGGTGGTCGTTTTACCAACCCTTCAACAACAGTAGCCCAAGCGTTTACCTGCTCGTCACACTGACCGGGGTATCTTAGGTTATCGGGTTGTTGTGATACGCCCTGAGCTAAGTTAGGTACGCTGTTAACTAATAACGGCATTATCTATCTAGTACTCTGAGTACGCTGTAGTGATCAAATATCGTTCTGTCTGATGATTCACTGTCGGCATCTATAGCCCGTGCCTTAGCTTCTATCTCATCACGTGTAGCAAACCCTTCTATCTCACGACTCCCTAAGAAACGATTAGCGAAGATACGGGCTGCTTTAACTGTGATGTAATGTCGGAACTGTTCAGGTAGTTCTGTAAAGTCCAACTCAAAAGTAATGGAGGCTTTAACCTCCTTAGTCCATTCGTCCGTGTGATTCTTCCTATCGTATAAGGTTAGTCCACGTTGAACTGGATCATTGTCTGTATAAATTTCAGGATCAAGATCAACCCGTAACGTGTTACTTGGCAGGTTTATCTTGTTGGTTGCGGAGTCAGGTGTAAGTGTGTATTCGTGTTCCGTGTTGAAATGCCAACCTTCGGACTGTACGGCTCTGTTAGTTTCATCAAGAGTATTCTCCGCTTGAACAACGGTAACTGGTACGGCTGTTCCTCCTAATGTGTTTACTGGTGCTTCTCCGATGACGCTAATCATCGTGTTTACTGCGTTAAGTTTTGTAGTCAGAGCCATAATAAGAAATCTCGGAGAAGGGAGCGGAACGAATCACAGACCTCCCAACACCGAGAGAAACAGGGTTACTTCTGTAATTCGATAGCACACTCAGGACGGAGAACTCCGTGACCCATAGCGTACTTAGCAACAAAAAGTGTACCTTGACGTTCGATTTGGTACTCAGATTCAGTAGCCAAGTCGAGTAGTTTAACAGTTCCAACAGCAGCGGAATGAGAAACGATACCAAGCGTGTTAGTAAAGTTACCATTGTATCCGACACCACTAGCACCAAACACATCATTGCTTGCTTCACCGTCGCCAGTAGCGTCAGCAGACAAGTCAGTCGATGGAATGTGGTTGGACTTGTAGATAGTGATTCCTGCGATTTGAGGGATCGATCCTGAAGCGATGCTTCCTAAACCTCCAACGTCTTTGTTGACTGCGGAAGTAGAGATAGCAAGCTGTCCAGCACCACCAGTGATTAACTTGTAGTACTCTTGAGGACGAAGAACGCAGAAACGACCATCGCTAGGAACGTCATTTTCGTCGAGCTTCTGAGCAGCAGTGAAAAGAGCAGCTGTTAATTCTGCACCTGTTGGATCAGTATTGTCTGCGTCGTCAGCAGAGTCAGCTGTGTTACCCATTGCATTAGCAGAAACATCAAGGATACCACCAGTTTTACCACCAGTAACGGCAGCAGAACTACGAGCAGCAGCGATGAACACTTTAGCCATAGCGGTATCGAAACGAACAGCAAGAGCCTTACCCAACTCGTTAGCGTAAACGCTGCGGATGTCGTAGTGGTTCTTTACGTCGTCGATGTTTGACAAGAAAGTAGAAGCCAAAAGCATCTTGTCGATAGTGATGACTTTCTCAGCTTTCTTGATGTCGCTAAGGTAGCTGTTTCCAGCGTCAGCGATGTTTTCACCGGGTGTATGATAAGCAGCAGAAGCGATTCCAGTTACTGGGAACTGTGCAGACTTACCGTTTTCGATTGTGCGAACAGTGTGAAGAGCTTTAAAGACGTTGCTTTCCTCGAAGGTTTGCAGAATTTCTCCGCTAAACTTTTTAAGAAACAAAGCATCTACGTCACCAGCACCATTAATCTGTCCTACACGTGAGGGGGATGTATCTCCATTAGCCATGATATATAATCTCCTATATTACGTATGTTATTATTATTGTGTTAGTATGTTTGATTTGACTCTCACTTCGTTCGTTCACAGGATTGTCCTCCGCAGAGGGTCTAGGTACTAATAGTCGTAATTGTCTATGTAAATATATAATCGATTACAATAAGACCAACAAAACAACAGATTGTCAACACTACTGCTTTCTCCTTCTTACTTAATCCTTTATAGATTCTGCGGAGTCTTTTAAGTTGAAACTCCATCCTTTGCTTTCGTGTGTACGTACTTCGTATGTATGAGCGGTATGACATTCCACAATACTAGGACGATTAGAAACGGTCTTAGCAAGCGATAAATCATCAGCCTCTTCTACCTGAAGGACCAAAATAAAACCCTAAGATACAAGGTAAAATTACTGTGCATCCCATAAGGCTGATGTGTCCAGAAGAAATGATGATCGGCTTCTGAGCTGCTTGCCATTTGAATAGTCCAAAGAGGATTTCGTTGTAGCCTTCTCCGTCTGCGTTGGTGACTGTAAGGATTTCTGCGTTGGGGTATAAGGTACAGAGGATGATACACGTGCAGAGCGTGGACACCCCAATAATAGCAAGGCAACGGCGGGTATAAGAAACAAATTCAGAAGTACCTGCTTTAGCGAGTTCAGCTTGTAGTCTAAGGAAATTATCATTCGCACGAGCCTCTCTCGCCATTTCAATATCGTGCTTTTGCTGACGGGCTTCGAAGATATATCCAAACACACCTTTAAGGATCGCACCCATAGCCGTGCTGCCACCGCCCGTAATGAACAACATAAGCAGTTCTCCCATCTCATTTCACCCCTTCTACTTTATCTCGTAGTCGATCCAGCTCTTTCTCCAAGTACTTTAATCTCTCAAACTGTTGATGATCAGAGGTTATCGGAGCGTCTTGCATCTCTAACAAATGTGCTAAGTCTGCTTTAGATTGTTCAGCAAACTTCTCGATGTGCATCATACGTGCAGATAAATCACCTAGTAATGTACCTTCGTGTTGTACTCTATCGAGACTACTATCCAGTACCATCAGCTTGTTCCACACAACACTGTATCCCCACACCGCCGTACCAACGATAGCTATGACTTTCGCCATGAACGCTAGGTTGGCTTTGACTTGTACGTTTTCTCCTATCTCTGCTGCCATGTTCTTAATCATAGTAACGAACGACTAGCTAAGCAAAGAAAAAGATGCCTTGAACACTGCTAAAGAAACTTCCGAAAACCTTAATAAAAACGGAAGAAAAGGAAATACAGCATCCAAGGTTTTCGATCCGATCCTTATGAATAAACTTTATATATTACTTACTGCGAGCCGTCTGTCAATCTCTTCGTGATATGCTTTGTCACCACTACGATAACGTGGGTCTGATTGTGCTCGTGCTAACTCCTGCATACTTTTAAATGGCATGGTAGCTGAACCAACAACGTTACCTTGTGTAAGTTTAGGTGTACTGCCTGTAGCATTTTGATACCTAGCGTACAATCCTTGCACTGCTAACTTAGCTTGTTGAACTGTACCGCTAACAACGGCTTCATCAAATGCGTCGATCTCTTCTTGTGGTAAGTTGTCGTTAGCCCACTCAGCCATCTCGTCGTACTGTCCGTTAGCTACACCTTGAATCTGTGCTTCTTCTGACTGCATCAACGCTTGTTGACCAGCCGCATAGCTGTCTACTAAATCTTTAGGTAAGCCGACTTCTTCAAGCTTCTTATAAGTTTCCTCAGACAGTTGACCGTCATTAGCAAAGAACTCCTGACTGGCATCCACAACAGCTTGATTATAATTAGGAGCTTCTTCTGTTTGGTCGTTGTCTTCTTGTTGTTCTTGCGGTTGTTCTTCCGTATCTTCTTTTGCCCCTGCTCCCATTCTTTTTTCAAGTTCCGCATATGCATTCGCCATGTCTTCCGCTGATTTAAACTTTTCAGGAAGCCACTCAGGACGCTCTTGCGTTTCCTCGATTGCTTGGTCTTGCGGAGTCTCAACAGTTTCGTCCACTTGTTGTTCTTTCTCGGGTTCGATTTCGCTCGGTGCTTTTTCATTGATTTCTACTCGGTGTAATTCAGCCATTGGTTATTCCTCTTGTGGTGTTTCTGGTTGTTGTGCCATGTACTGCTCCTGTGCTGCGTTGATAGCGGGTGCGACTGCGGGTGCTCCGAGTTTCTGTGCCATCTCCATCATCTGAGCCTGTTGCATAGCTTGTTGAATTTCTTCTTCTGTCTTGATGAGTCCTTCCGTTTCTATACCAAGAGCAGTAGCACGACGTTTGAAGTAGTCAGATACATTTAAGTATTGGTTGACTGCTTGTGGTCCTACTACCTGATTAGCT